CGGGCATTATACGGGAGGCGAATCCGAAGCACAGGAAAGGGCCTTAACGGCCGGACTGGGTCGCTTCTTTCTTCTGCTGGTCCCTGGCCATGCATTGAGCAAGAGAAGAGGCGGAACAGCTGCCTCCTGTACAAGAACCGGCTCCCGACAGAAGCTTCGGCACTATGGGGGGACAGGTGATTTGGAAATGAGGGATTAAGGGATAAGGTGTTATAGGATAAGAGGATAAAGAAAAAGGAGAGGTTTGGAAAAAAGTGCGGTTTTTGGGGTTTCTTCGACAGTTGTTTTGGAAATAAAGACAGGTGGTTTGGAAATATTGTGGACAGTGTATTGTCAAACCTTATGACATTATGACAAGAGGTTTGGAAATTATTTGAATTCTTTGAGAGCCTGGATGATGGCTTCCATAAGGAAACGCCGCGGCTTCAGCTCTCTCTTTTTCATCGATACAGCGATCCTCCAAGCCGCCTGATGTGCCTTGTCGGCCATTTTCTGCTGTGCCGAGCTGATCCTGGACGTCAATCTCACCGGCAACTTCACCTCGCTCCGGATCACATTCTTTTTCCGCACCCATTCTTCTATCGGGCCTACCGGTGGCATCTTGCCCGCTTTCCTGCCTTCGTGGACGTATTGAGCATAAGGTGCGAGATCTTCTTCCACATAGGCATCTATCGCCATCCGATCGGGGTGATACTTCGCACGAATTCCTCTGCGGAGCTTTCCCCAAGCTCTGATATTGTCGCGATCCACGATCGCCACCGCATAGTTTTCGATCTTGTCTGCCAGTTTTTTGAATTTTCGGTCTATGGGGTCTTTGACCGCGTTATTCATGTTTGCTTTCCTCTCTTTTCACCCTGGCGCGGATGCAGGCGATATACTTGTTAAAGGTGGGGTAATCGAGTATGCTGTGGAAGCGCTCCAGCACTATCTTATCCACTGCCAGGATGCGTTTTTTCAAGTGTTCAGGGATACCCTCCCACTCTTCGTCAAAGCGCAGCCTGCTAAACATCTCCAGTTCATCACAGCTATCATCGTTCTTAAAGTAGTCGATGATATATTCGTAGTGTTTTACGTCCAATTCGTCCACCATTTTAGCTCCTTTTTTGACATGTTTGCCGGTGAGTATGCTCGCCTTTATGTTCGCCTCTGAGAAGTTCTTTTCAATATCGGCTTCTGTTTTCATATAATAAGTTTTAACGCACCTTGTGTCAAGGGCAAAGACGATAAATTCGTGTTTTCCATCCACTTCTTTAGGGTCCCAGACATAGAGATTGAGTTTATTGTCCCGTGCTGACACAGCCAGCCCCATCTTTTTTAGAGGGTTTTCCAGCAACTGCATCAGCTTCAGCATCATTTCCTCTTCTGAGCGCACTTTCAGTTCATCTCTGTGTTTGCTGAAATGCTCTGTTTTTTTTGCGGCATCAGCGAAATCCAAAGTTCCGGCATAATCCACAATTGCCTGGATGTCTTTCTCTTTTAGCGGCACCAGGTTTTCATGTTTCAAGATCGCCGCTTCCGCATCGGTTCTGGGCTGTATAAAGGGGACCACTCTGGAGCGGCAATTATAATGATATGGCGGCATCCAGGCCCTGTCTATCTCCGGTGTGGGAGTTTGGGCGAAGTATTGGTTGCCTTCCCAGAAGGAGTTCGGTTGCGCCAGCAGTTCCTGTTTTTCGTTCATTTCCAGCGCATCCTGCAGGGCAAAAACGCGGTTGTGCATCGATCTGCATATCGTCGTCGTCCTGCCGTCCATAATTGCTTTCACCTGGACGTATTGAGTGCCCCTTTTCCGGTATTCATCCAGGTTTTCCATCGCGCTTGCCCTCGCCGCGACCGTATCCGCATAGGCTTCCAACTGGTCCGGGCGCAGATCGGCGGGGGATCGCAGCGGGTAGCGCTGGGTGATCAGCTTTTTGACCTTCTGGAAGGTTTCGCTGCGGTGGGTCACCCTGCCGTCCATGCTCGCATTACTTGCTGGATTCCGGGTCGAGCCCGGAATGACGTTGAGGTTGGTGGGTTGGTGGGGGTTCCTGCCGTCCATGCTCGCATTGCTTGCGGGGTTCCGGGTCGAGCCCGGAATGACGTTGAGGTTGGTGGGTTGGTGGGGGGCCCTGCCGTCCATGCTCGCATTACTTGCTGGATTCCGGGTCGAGCCCGGAATGACGTTGAGGTTGGTGGGTTGGTGGGGGTTCCTGCCGTCCATGCTCACTGCGTTCGCTGGACGCCAGGGAGGGGCTGACGTTCTCGCTTCGCCCTGGCGGTCATAGAGTCTGATGAGTTCGTTTTCCAGGCCCCTGGCATCGAGTCTGCCATCCAAAAAGCGGAGGATAATCGCCGCCAGTCTTTTTATACGAGACGATTTGATCAGCTTACTTTTGATGAGGATGTTCATTTATGGCCTCTTTTGGGTCTTGCGTCTTATTATCCAGCGTCTCAGTGGTGAGGAATCTCATTCCACAGTATTCACAGATCCGCCGTCTGATCACTATATGGAGAGAATCTGACTTGATGGTTCTGACCACTTTGGACAGGTGGCGGCATTTAGGGCAGTACATCCAGTCACTCCATAGACAGGAAGGGCAGGTAGAGCCTGCCCTTCCCGTTCCTGGTTGCCACGGTGAGTTCACCGAGGCGCTTGAGCATTTCGTCAGGCCGCATCATCGGGTTGTCTAATCCTTTTTCGCAGCTCCAGTTCCCTCTCTGCGCTCGCATACATCTCGCTGGGGATTCTGCCTTTGAAGTGCACATCCAGGCGTTTAGTCATCATCTTGGTGGGGAGGCGCTGTTGCTCCATGAAGCTCCTTATTTCTTTGATTTCCTCCCGCAGCAGAGCAGCCAAATTCGCGGCGTTTTCACGGGACGTTCTCGCTATCTCCAAGCTATGGTTTGTCTTGTCCAGCATATTCTTATAGTCCGCAATCCGCTTTCTTAGGGTGCGGTTTGCCTCGCCTTTTTTGGCCAGGTTGGCTATCTCCGCCTGGACGAGTTTTTCCAGCCTGTCATTGATGTTATCCAGGTACTGACGCTGCACGATGCAGCTATCGAGGCCAGTCCGCAGTTCTTTACAGGTCTTGAGGCACGCGCTAAGGGCTTCATTCTGCGTTAGAAGCCCCTTCTTGAGGGTCTCCATTTGCGCATTCAAGGAGGTTATTGAGCTTTCCAGGGTCGCTCCCACACGCCAGACACGCCTGACAATGGTATTCTGAGACTTCGCCGAGATGATGATATTTAGCAGCAGGGCGATCAAGATCAGGGGGAGTAAGATCATCCAGGTCATTTTATGCCTCCTCGTCGCCCTGGCGAGTGGCCGCAGTATCCAAGATCTCCTCGATCTTCGGCGCGATGGTGATGTTGTCAGTCACCTTCTTCTCGCATGACACCCTGGCCAATTCCACGTCGCTGAGCACGCTGAGCATTTCCTTGTTCGGGTTTTTCGTCACCTTGATGTATTCGTGCATGTTCAGACTTTCCAAGGCGCGGATGCAGGCCGCCCTGGAAAGGACCCTGACCGATGTGCTGATCCTCATGGAAATGGTTCCGTGGCTGAGCTCCTTCGTCCTGTTTTTTGCAAATTCATCTTTGTGATCGGTCACGTATTCGAGGACGGCGTCTTCGATACGTTTCATCTCATCCAGGACCGGAGCTGCATCGCTATCGAAGCTGGCGGTTATCTCGCTGATCAGCTCGGTCTTTTTGTTTTCCAGCTCGCGTTTGCGGACGGTGAGTTCAGCGAGGCGCTTGAGCAGTTCGTTGATATGTTGCCAGGACTGGGGTGGTTTGGATTCCGGGTCGAGCCCGGAATGACGTGGAGGGGTGGAGGGTACTGGGATGGGTTCCTGCCGTCCATGCTCGCTGCGCTCGCTGGACGCCAGGGAGGCGCTGGATTCCGGGTCGGGCCCGGAATGACGTGGTGAGGTGGAGGAGTGGTGGGGTGGTTTGGATTCCGGATCGAGTCCGGAATGACGTTGAGGGGTGGTGGGTACTGGGATGGGTATTTGTTTTTTTGCCATTTTTATACCTCCATGGCTTTATGGTAATGCTTTTTTCACGAGGGTAAAAATCTGCGACACTTCCTGATACGAGCATGCCCTGAGGCTATCTCCGTATCCCCACTGGATCATGTTCTGATGCAGCCAATCGACGTTCTTTCCTTTCCTGGCCACATGGCTCATAACGGCCGCATGCAGTTTTTTCTTTTGGAGATGCGCCGCCTTCGCCGCGTAGGGCCTCAATGTCGCTATCGCCTGTCGCATCTGCTTTTCATCGAGCACATTCATGTGTGTCACCTGGAAGTTTTTGAGCAGATATGCCGCAAAGCGTGAGTAATTCTGTCCCGGGACAGCTTTGTCCCAGCCGGCTTTCCTCACCAGCGACCACAGATACTTTTGCTGCTCTTTAAATTCAGCTTTTGGCATGGCTTTGCCCCTCCTTCTCTTTTTTTTTCTTTTTCATAGCCTGTTTATATGATGGCAGCGGGTTGAAGCTCTTTGCCCGATACTGCAGCAGCAGCCCGTTCCGCCTTTTTTCCAGGTTACCAGTCAGGCACATCGCTCTCAGGTATCTACTTAACGCGGTGTCACCCAGGCCCACCCCGATGTCTTTCTTATAGGTCCAGATCCGGCACTGTTCCAGTATCGCCCGCTGCTTTTGCTCGTCGAAGTTCCAGTCATACCATCCTTTACGCGCGGGCGCGGGGCGTAGGGGTTTCAGCAGATAGTGTCCCGCCTCCAGCTTCACGATCAGCTCACTGCGTGCCAACATCCGCCTGGCATTCCTGGCCTCCACGCCCGTGAGCATGCAAAACTCGTCCAGTGAGAAAATCCCGCTACCTTTCACCGCAGCAAACTTCTTCACCGTGTTCATTTCTTTCCCGTCGCCTTTAGAAAGGACTTCAAATCCAATTCCTTCACGTCCAGGATTTTAGCGATGTCTTCGTAGAGCCGTATCGCCTTTACGATCTTGCGGGCATCACCTCTCGCCTGATCCTTCGCGTTGGTGTAGTTCGCCAGATCAGAGGCAATGCTGATATCCGCCAGCCCTGCGCACATGCTGCGGCAATCTTCATTTGTGAGCGGCTTAAACTCGCAGAAGTAGATAAAACGGTTGTAGTAGTGGGTGTTCAGGCGCATCACCTTTTCTCGCAAGTCCTGCATGCCCACCAGCACCACCGAGGCGATGGTGTTATCGGCAATATCCCTCAGCATTCCGATGATCTCTTCGTGCCGATAGTGGATGATATTATCCGTCTCATCGATGATGATCACCGGCATATGGTCTTTTGTTGTGCAGGTGTTCAGCAGATCGACAGTCTCGCGGAAGAGCCTGGCTCGGGAGCCCACGACGCGGGAGTCATCTTCCTCGTATCGCCAACGCAGCCTGCCCAGGAGATCGGCGATAAAGCTCTTTGGGGTGCTTGCCTTGAGGGCGCTCAGATAGACATAGCCGTTCTGGATGGCCTGCCGCTGCGAAAACTGCGTTTTACCGAGCCCCGGGCGACCGTAGATCATGGCCATTCCCACCTGATGCGCCGCCGGCCGCTTCAGCAGGTAGCTGAGGCAGTCATTACCTGCTTTCACGTTTGCGGTTTCAACCAAGATGTGACTTTTCATTGTTTTCTCATCCTTTTTTTTATCCTAACCCGATGGCATCCATGAATTCCTTGGGGATGATCACATCGGAGTTCGTTTCTTCTTCTGGTTCGGGAGTTTGCGGCTGTTCGGGGGCGGAAGCAGGCAGCTCAGGGAGTTCGTAGGACATATCCGTAAGTTGCGGCAGCTCTTCCTGCTTCTGGACCTGCACCTTTTGCCAGGCTTCCTGGAGGAAATCACCGCCCACCTGCATCTGCTCCACCAATTGATTCGCAGCCGTCCTGTATTTTTTTTCGATCTGCCGGTTTCGTCTCAGCTCATGCCTCAGAGCCTGTTTATCCTCTTCGGTGCCTGCCACCGTTGCAACAGGGCTGTGCTCCCGCCTTGCTTCCGCCCTGCAGATGGGCTGGCGGTATTGATCGAATACCATCACCCAGCGGTCGTCCATCTGGTCGTAGCGCACGATGACTTTCTGGCCGACGTAGTCGACCAGGTCTTCGTGGTAATACCAGATACCGGCTATTTTCACGCCATTGCGGTCCAACTTTTTCACTTCCTGGGCAAGCATCAGATCCCAAAGCTCACGCGGGTCCCGCCTGCGCTGCGGATCGATGTTTTGGATGCCTTCCTGCCATACTTCGCCGGGCGTTCTGCCATTGATACCGGAATGGGGCTTTTTGGCATAGACATCCAGTATCCACCAGTTGATCAGCGATTTAGCCTCCATCATGGTGAGGGTTTGATTGCCTTTCAGTTTTTCGCTGATCTGCCGGAGGTGCTTTTCATTGCGCTGCAGGCTGGCTGGTTTGTCGTTGACGCCTGCTCCGCGGTAGCCCGGGAGCCAACGCTCCAGGCCGTTATCGAAGGTGCCAAAGAAGCGTTCCAGATTTGCCTTTCCGGTGGGGTTATACGGCAGTGAGTTTATGACTTCCTCGACTCCCGTGGCGTAGATGGAGCCCAGGATGTCGGCAATTTCATCCGCTTCCAACTGCTTGATTGCTTCCCGCTCTGCCCTGGTCAGCTTCTTTCCGCTCAAGCTGCGATAGGCGCGGCCATTATCCCACTTAATCCAGCGGGGGACGAAGCCCCATAGCGTGATGGCATTTCTGTATGCAGAGGCGATCACCCTGCGGTTTTCGGTGAAATCCAGGTCAAAACCCACAATCATCCTGGACGCAAAGTCCATGAAAGGTATGAAGGTTGGGCGGCAAGGGCGGCCCGTATAGGGGCTGATGACCTCAAAATTGCAGACGCAGCCATCGCTGAACCAAAGATCACCAGGCGCGATTTGCGAGCCATCGATGAGCACGTGCGGGAGGTAGTTTTCCCGGAAGTATTTGGCGCCTTTGCGCATGTAGCTCCAGCGCGGGCCATATTTTTCCGCCGTTCTATTGATCGCCCGCTCCATCGTCCTGTCAGAAACCTGCGGTTTCCTGCCTTCCATGCGCAGCTTCGTATGCCATAAAGTCAAAGCAGAACTCACCGATGGCTTGGCATCGGAGTGCAGTATCCCCACCAGCCAATTGAGGTCCGCCTGGGGGACCGTGTGCCCCTGTTTTCCGCCCTTCCATTGCGGGATGAGGGCTGTCCAGGCCTTGCTTCCTTTTTTGTAGAGGCTCACCCAACGGCGGAGGGTGCTGGGCGAGAGAGTGCCGAGGGTGGCGAAGATAACACTGCCAAGCAGGTCCTGGTTGTAGAGTTCGAGGTAATCATCGATTGCTTTTGAGAGGGAGATGGACTCCCTTTTTTGGAGGGAGAGCACGTCTTCACAGAGCTGGGCGCGGCGAAGGGCAACGATGTGCTGCTTGTCTGTGATGGCGGCGGCGGTCCTGTTTAAGGTGACAGCGGTGGGTTCCTGAAGTCCGTGCTTCACGGGGGACGGTTCCTGTAGTCCATGCTTCACGAGGGATGGTTCCTGTAGTCCATGCTTCACGAGGGATGGTTCCTGTAGTCCATGCTTCATGGGGGACGGTTCCTGTAGTCCATGCT